GTGCTCTTCAATCTACACAAACTACAATGTTTGCCAATAATAGTTGGCAGTTTATTGGATTAAAGAAATCTGGTAATACCTTTACTGCTTATGTAAATGGTGTACAAATTCTTAATGGTACGATTGCTAATACAGATCTTGAAGATAAGAATTTGTATTTTGGTAATATTCCTGGCAAGAGTGGTACAACTGGGCAGTTCCGTTCCAATGAGCAAGGTCAATTCTACATGGATAACCTTGTAATTAAGAATAGGGCAATTACTCCCGATATGCCATCTGATGTTACTACAATTCCACCTGTTGCATCATATGCTTTAGGATTTACTTGGGCAGATACTGCATGGTTTGCAAGTAATACTAATCGTTATGATTATATCGATTATGTTGGTTTTGGTATTAAATCTGATAAAAACTCCGACTCGGATAGATTGGGTGATAAGGGTGTTCAAACAAATACAAATATTGGATTTGCAAGAACCGCAATTACTCCAGTAACAGGAACTACATTGATTGTTTCTAACACTGGTTATGCTCTAGGTGGAGGTGGATTGCAGGCACTTGATTTTGAAGATGCCACAACTACTATGGTTGTGAATCCAACTGATGTTTCATTGCTTTATAGTAACGATATTTGGGGTGCTAGAACTGCAACTGTACCTTCCCCTGGTTCTAAGAAACTTTCAATCAATGCGAAAGTTAAAAATCGTTATTACATGAAGACGACATCTACGTCAAAAATTGATAACGTACAAGAACTTACTCTTAATCAAAAATTCAACATAACTGTTGGATCCAAATTAGTTCTTAATAACGACGCAGGTAGTTTTGTTAATAGTGGTTATGTTCTTAGTGTAGACAATATTAACAATAAAGTTTATCTTGCTGTTAATAATAATCTCTGGTCTAATGATTTGAATACTGGTCTTATTTCTACAACTAGATTTGATGAGCAAGATTCTTATGGCATTACAGGTCCTCTTGTTGCAGATGTAAACGAAATTTCAGAATATTATTTCTTGAATATTGTCAATACAACTCCTGGAACTTTTGATATTGCTTTGGAAGACTGGAATTTGAACAGAACTGCAGCAAATTCTGGAAGTGGTAATTTAGATGATTTTGCTAAATTCAAACCTTTTGTTGAAGATGTCTACAGTGTAAGAATTGATGAAATTTCTGGTTCTTCCGCTTTTATTACTGGGTCTGTAGTTAGTATTACTGCTTCGGATATCTCTTTCAATAGTGATAGAACAACAGCACAAATTACCAATCTTACTGGAGTTACTAAGATTACTCTGATTGCTACCTTAGATAAGGTGTTGCAAGTAACTGCTGTTGCTAATAGCGATGAAGTGTATGTCATCACAGGTAACAGACATTATCTGTCTGCAGGAGATAATATTTTTGTTGATGGTAACCCAACTCGTACAGTTGGTGCTACAGCGTTTGATGAATATGATGGATCCTTTACTGTTGATAGAGTTGTAAGTAATAGAGAATTTACTTATAAATTGAATGCAGTTGCACAAACAGATCCAGCAACAATTCCTGGGAATGTTAGCATTTTTGCTAAGTCTCCTGTTCTTAAGATGTACTATGGTCACCAATATTTGTTTGATCTTAGTCACTCATCGATGGCTAATGCAAATCTATCTTTCTCTAAGGATAATCTGTATAAACTTGAATATTCCTTTAACTCCATTGAAAGAATTGGAACCCCTGGAGTTACTGGCGAGGGTCAACCAACGCCAACCGTTAAGTTAAAAGTTGATAGTGATGTAGTAACTAATATTTCATACTATTTTGATCCATCCAGAACTGGAGACGATTCTCCTATTGATCCAAATAGTTACTTGGATATTGTGGATTCTCCTTATGTCGGAACATTCACTGTTAGTGCTGTTGAAGGTGCGACTATCACCACGGGTGCGAATATTATCAAGTTCCCTCTGATTAATGAACCAGAAGGAAATGCAAATATTACTAGAGCATCTTATACTACAAGTTCTAAGAAAGCAGTCGGTACAATTGGCGACATTAGATTGATTAACTCTGGTGGATTCTATGCCAAGTTACCTGTTGTAACTGGTATTCAATCTTCTAGAAAAATTGAAAGAGTTCAAATCAATGAACCTGGAACTGAATATGCTGTTGGAACATATAATAGTGTACCTATCGGTGGAGATGGAGAAGGTGGTTTAGTTACTATTGTTGTTGCAGACGGAACTAATGCAGATGGAGATACTATCCCTGGTCAAATTCAGTCTGTGTCTATTACTTCTCCTGGTAAAGGATATACTACAGCAAATATTGATATTGAGGCAATTACTGGTATTCTTGGACCTGGATTAACTGGATCTGGTGCTGATATTGAGGTTATCATTCCCCCATTCGGAACTGGTGCAGTTGTCTTCGCTAAAGGTGATAATGTTGGTAAAATTAAAAAACTGAAGAATAACAACTTTGGTTATGACTATACACACGATTATACATTACGCCCCGAGATTACATTCCCAATCAATGCTCAGTTAACTTCCACGAGTATCTTGGATAGTATTACTGTTACTGATCCTGGTTCTGGTTATTCTCAAGCTCCCGCTGTTGTTATTACTGGTGGCGGCGGTTCTGGTGCTATTGCTGAGGCATCGATCCGAAATGGAAGAATTGATCAGATTGCTATTAAAGATCCTGGAGCGGGATATTCTTCTGCTCCAACAGTTTCTTTGAGATCTTCCTTTAACTATGTTGTAAACCTTGACCTCGGTCTGTTGCAGTTTGCATTCCCTCACGGAATTACAAATGGTTCGGAAGTTACTCTTAATGTAGTTGATACAGGAGAAGGAATCGAGTTCCCACTTGCTGCTGGTGCAATTGGTAGACTGAATGGAAATACGACTTATTATGCTATTGCTGGCACAGCAAACTCTCTTGAAGATGATCAATTAAAACTTGCTATCACATCAGCTAACGCTGAGTTGGGTGATGCTATTGCATTTGCTAATGCTGGTACAGGAAGACAGCAAGTATTGACTGAATCTTTCGGTGCAGCTGCTACAGCAAATGTTATCACGTCCACCTTCTTAGAAGGTGAACTTGTATATCAGGGTGATACTCTCGCAACAGCAACCGCAACTGGATTTGTTTCTACTAATGAAGGTTGGCAAATTGGTCCAAGAATTCTTAAGATTGTTGATTACACAGGAACTTTTGTACAAAATCAAAGTGTGACTGGCGCTATCTCCAAGTCTTCTGGTGTGATTAGTGATCTTAAGATTGCTAAAGGTGTTTTAGAGGTTGGACCTATTACTAAAACAACAGGTCAATTTATTGACGATGTTGGTAAACCTTCTGAAATTATTCAAAAGATTCAAGACTCTTATTATTATCAAGACTTCTCTTATGCAGTTAAGTCTTCTGTGTCTATTGATGATTGGAAAGATATTCTTATCAAGAATGTTCACCCCGCATCATTTAAAGTATTTGGTGAACTGAATATCGATGAGTATGGTTATACTGCTAATAAAGAAATTGATTTTGAACTTACAAAATCGGTAGAACTTGCTAGAGATGCGACAGTTCCTAATATTCAGAGTTTTGCTCTTGCAGAACCCATTTATAGTGAATTCAACAACACTGAAGTTCTTTTCCGTCAAAAACGTCTGACTTCTTCGGAGAACATTCTAACCTCTGTTGTTCAAAGACTTGATAATATCTCAAATCTTTTTGATGGTGAAAGAGTTCAATTCCCAATCACAGTTAACGGTGAAAACGTAATTGCAAACGCAAACCAACTGCTGATTGTTCTTAATGGTGTTGCTCAAACACCAGATACTGCGTTTGAAGTTCAAGGAGATTCTATCGTATTTGCTGAACCTCCTCAACCACCTGCAAGTGTCAAGTATGTCAATATTGGCATCTCTCAGGTAGCAACTAAGACATTGAGATTCCCTCCTAATAGTGGTATTTTCCCAAGTATCGGTAATACTTTAGTTGGTGTTTCTTCCACTGCAAGATTGACTGTAACTTCTATTGCTGGTGAAACTATCACTGGTTTTGTTACACAAGGAACATTTATTCTCAATGAGCAATGTCAAGTTAGTGCTACTGGATTCTCTGGAGCACTTTTAGAGATTACGGATGTTGTCAGTAACGGTTTATTTGGATTTAATGAAACTATTACAAACCTTTCTGGTGATACTGCAATTGTTGAATCTATCAACCTTGAAACTGGTCAAGAAACTCCTATTGCTGAACTGCGTTATAGTATTGGTGCCGCTTCAACAAATATTGAAGTTGTGTCGTCTACTTCATCTACTGATGCTCCTGTTGCTGCAGGAACATTTACTACAGGCGAAAATTATCAAATCGCTTCTGAGATCTTTAGAGTTGACTCGGTTACAAATGGAACAGATTCGACTGTACTTGTAGTAACAAGAGGACAACTTGGAACAGCAGCAATTTCTCATCAAGAGGATACTCCACTGTATTCTACTGAAATTGAAGTTACCAATGCATTGACACTTAGCAAAACAACTGGTACATATCAATCAACACCTGGACTTTTCAATATTCAAACAGATGATACTATTATTGGTGCTCAGTCTGGCGTTGTTGCAAGAGTTACATCTACTGCTGCATATCAAGATCCAGAAACATTAGAATTTATTGAGCAGGTCAATATTTCTTCTGGTTCTTCTTTCTTCGGTCTTCTCTTCAACAGATTAACCTCTGTTACATATCCAAATATTATTCTTGATGATATTTCTAAGTCTCAAGTAAGTATTGTTGATTTTGATGATAATCTGACTGCATTTGATTCCAAGTTCCCTGCTAACGAGTCGGTTAGTAATAACATCTTGACTTATGATAATCCTAGCGGTGATTTTGATGATAATGAGTTTATTCGCAATTATAAAATCCGTTACGGCAGCAACAGTGCAGAATTTAGTGTAGGAGAAAATTTCAATATTAAGAAACTTACTCTTACTGATGAAGTTGGTAATGGATTCTTTGCTCAGGGTCAAATTATTAGAACTCGTGATACCAAAGCAGAAATTATTGGTTATAGTCAGGCAAGAAAGACTATCTACCTGGGCAAGGTCGGTAGAACTCAATCGACTGGTCAGGACTATCACACTGCCACATTTATTGCTGGTGCGTCACTGAACACATATCATAAGAAATTTGGTGCTAGTGCTTTAGCACTTTCTCCTGGAACATCAGCACATACTTTCGTAAGTGGTGTCACTAATGCAATTGTTGCTGGCGGTGGTGCTACAGGGTCATTTACTGCTGCCACAGGCACCACATATAACCCATTCACGGGTGATATGGTAATTGAGATTGGTACTCATACCCTCACCACATCAAATACAGTAACTATCGCTAATGATGGCGTGGTATTTACTTGTGCTCAAGATAATAACACATCACAGAAAGCATATCCTCGTTCTACTGATCCCGCATCGGGCACTGCTCGTAATATTACTGCAGTAACTGGAACTACAATTACTGTAAATGTTGGTGCAGTTCCTATTGATGAATACCTGACTATTCCCACCTCTACTGAGTTTGGATTTGGTGCTGGAACCTTTACTGTTGAAACTTGGATCAAACTTAATAGCGTTGCTGCTGGTAGTAAAACTATCTTTGATATGAGATCTGCTGCAACTGAACTTGCTCCTTATCTGTATGTTGATGGTGCAAATCTCAAGTACTACAATAATGGATCTGTCACGATCACTGGTGCGACAAATCTGGTAGTTGACACTTGGTATCATGTTGCTATCTCCAGAAATGGCACTGACACTAAGTTGTTCTTAAATGGCACACAAGAGGGTAGCACATACTCAGATTCCAGTAATTATGGTTCTACAAAACCAATTAGAATTGGTGCTGATTACGCAGGTTCTGCTGTTACCACTGGATACTTTGATGATTTCAGAGTTTCTACTAATGCTCGATATACAGCAAACTTCACCGCTCCCACAGGTATGTTCCAAGGTGATGCAAATACTAAACTCCTCTTCCACTTTGATGGTGTATATGGTCAAGCATATACTCAAGATTGGTCTGGTGGTGAGTCGTTTACTGATGGTGAAGAATTTAATAATGATGCTATTGCAGAGACCTCTAGACAATATGGCGGTATTCACCGTTTTGTGAGTGCGGCAACAAATGCAATTACTATCGATAGCACCAATAAAACTCCAACTGATGCAACTTATGATTCTGATACAGGAAATCTTGTACTAACGATTGGTAGTCATAGTTTTACAACTTCTTCTACACTCACCATTGCAGCAAATTCTCTCACATTTACTTGTGATAGAGATAATCATGCTACAAATCATACCTATCCTCGTTCTACTGATCCTGCATTTGGTGCTACTTTAAGTGTAACTGCAGTAACTGGAACTACAGTCACTGTAAATGTTGGAACTAATCCAAGAGGATATGCAAATAGAACTCACAGATACTACGATGCCGCAACATCTGTGCAGCAAAATATTGAACTTCTTGCTGAAGAAGGCAACTATGCTGCAATTCAAGCATCTCCATTCCAGTTTGATGCATTACAGTCTCCAACAACATTAACACCAGCAACAATTTCTGCTTCTTCTTTCTTTGGTAGTGCTGTTGCAATTTCTAATGATGGATCTACTGATAGAATGGTAGTTGGTTCTAAAAGATATAATAACTACAGAGGTAGAGCATATGTCTATGATCTGAACGGTGGAAATGAAGTTGTTCTTAACGCTTCTGATGGTGCTGATGATGATTACTTTGGCGAATCTGTTGCTGTCAATGGAAACAAAGTTGTAGTTGGTGCTCCTTACAATGATGATGGTGGTTCTGGTTCGGGTTGCATCTATACTTACAACCTGAATGGTACAGGAGAAAATAAAATTGTTGCTTCTGATGATGCTGCATCAGACTTCTTTGGTATTTCTGTTGCAATGACAGATACTTACATCTTTGTTGGTGCTTCTGGAGAATCTAGTGGTCAAGGTGCTGTTTATCGTTTCGATCTAGATGGCACTAATCAAGTTAAGATTCAAGCTAGTGATGGTTCTGCTGGAGATAATTTTGGATATAGTATTGGTGTTGGTAGTAATCGCCTTGTAGTCGGTGCCAGGTATGAAGGTACTCAAGGTAATTCGGCTGGTGCAGCATATATCTACAATTTAGATGGAACTAATGAAGTTAAGATTAATGAAACTGATCTAGATGCTGGTGATGCCTTTGGTGCAGCAGTTGCAGTTGGTGAAAATAAAGTTGTTATTGGTTGTTCTTTATATGATGGTGATACAAATAACTTGAGTAATCAAGGTGCAGTTTTTGTCTATGACTTGGACGGAACTAATAAAATTAAAATTCAACCATCTGATCTTGGACAGTTAGATCAATTTGGTCAATCAGTTGCTGTTGGTGAAGGAAAGATTTTTGTATCCTCTCCTTATTGGGATGCTGGTGGTATTCAAAATACTGGTCAAATTTATGCATACAACCTCGATGGTACTAATGAAGAAAAATTGGTTATGCCATCTGCTGTTGCTTTTGACAACATTGGTTATGATGCATTAGCAGTTGGTTCTGATAGAATTATCGTTGGTGCTCAGTTTGCTGATCCTAATGGTCAAAATTCTGCTGGTGCCGCATATTTCTGGAAATATACACAAGAACTTACATCTGTTGATTTTACCAACACATATAGAACAATTCTTACAGAATTGGTTCAAGATATGCGTAATGGTAGTAACAGTCATATCTGGGATGCGTCTGCTGCTCTCGTAGATAGAACTGGAACTAGTGTCAGTGGTATTGTTGGATATACAACGGTTGATGATAATCAGTTATTGACTGGTTTCCAGACAATTCAAGGTCACATGAGTTCTATTATTAACTATGTGCCTATTACTATTGCAGGTAGTCATGGATTGACTCAATTCACTGATGCAACCGTCACTGATTCTTCCTACGGTACACTCACCGAATTAACTGCTGCAACAGGAACAACTTATAATGCATCGACTGGTGAGATGGTTATTACTTCCAACTCTCATGGACTGACGACCAGTAGTCTAATCAGAATTAAACCCGAATCCTTAAGATTTACCTGTACAAGTGATAATAATGAGTGTGTTCTTGCTCACCCTCGTAAGAGTGACACTACTGCATATAACAGGGTTCTCAAGGTTACTGCTGTATCCACAAATACATTCACTGTAAATGTTGGGGCATCTCCTGTTGGTCAACAATATACGCACACTTTTGTTGGCGCTGATACGAATGGTATTGTTGTTCTTGGATACACCACATCAGATTGTGCGGACGTTGTATCCACAGTCAACAACCTTTTGGATATCACTGAAGACACTATTAGTGAAGCAATTGGCACAACTTCTAACGCTGCTAATGGTGACCACCTTGCAACAATTACTAGAGTTACTCCTGCGATTGAGTTTGTTGGTGCTACAGTTGATGCCTTCCAGACCAATTCCTTTATCGGAAGATATCATGATGGGACCGACGATTTTGTTTACACCCATCAACTCGGTACTGACTCTCAATATAGATTCCGTGATGCAGCAAACTTAATTCGTGCTAATAGTGCGGTTATCGTTGATAAAGCATCTGCTGATATGCTTGCAAGATATCCCGATCTTGCTAATGATATGCCTAGAAATGTTGGTGGTAGTGATGCTGGTACAGAGCGTTGCAAGACTGACCTCGCAATCATCGTTGGCGAAATGGCTAATGATATTGAATTTGGTGGTAATGCAAATACAGTCACTGCTGCTAAGTTCTACCTGAATACCAATAACGAAATTCAGCATATCCGTCTGCAAGTCTGGCAATCTGTCTTCGCACATGATCGTCTTGGATTCTATATGAAGCAAGCAATCAATGGCGATCTTGATTACACAAATACTGATAATATTATTACTGGTGATTGGGGAATTACTAATGACGCAGGTCAATGTGCAAACGTTGCATCTGCTATCGATACTTTAGTTGCAACTATCAATGACCTTATTGCTCCAACTAATGAAGATTTCAATATTGCTGCAGATAGACTTTACTTTAATAGAAAGTATATTGCAGAAGAGATTGTAGGACGTAATAATGCTACCACTGGAAGAGGATTACTTGGTACTGAATTGAGATATACCAATAATAGTGGTACTTTTACTGCAATTAGTTATGATCGTCCTACCTTTACCACTTATATCAAGGACTTCATTGTTGCAATGATTTCTGATCTTCAAACGGGTGGTGATAATAGTACGATCACTCAAATGCAGAAGTTCTTATCTTTTGATCTCAAGATCTCGGATGACATCGATACGAAGTTATTTGCTTTCTTCTATACTCATGAACAGATCAAAATACTCGCTGAGAAAGCAATCAAGAATCTTCTGTATACTGCAGGATCTTCTATCAGTGGTGATCAGTATGCTGCATTACATACAAATGATGCGGCATACAGAGATAGTGAGTCTCCAACCGACATTACTGCAGTATCCTGCAGAATGAGAAAACTTGTTGATATTGGTCTGGATACAATTTTACCTGGTGATATTGAGGCACGTAGTGCAGTTAAGAATATTCTATTCAATGAGAATTACTACAAAGCAGAAATTGCTTCTACTGTAAACTCTCAGTTTGGATCTGGTTCTTGGATATATGACTCTTTTGTCACTGATATCGTCAATAATATTCAATATGATCTGTTCACTACAGATACAGGTAATAGCAGAACTGCATATACAGTAACTCTTGAATCTTTCAGTGGAACTTTTGTTGCTGGTAATACCATCACAGATGGTTCGGCTACTGCAGAAATTCTGTATGTTTCTATGCCTGTTCTAATCATCGGTGCTGTAACTGGAACGGTTTATTCTGCAGGTGATTCTTTATCCTCAGGTGGTGCCTCTGGTACTATTGCCACTGGCGGAATTACTTCGGCACACCAGTGGTATGAAGATGTCAGTAATGTTAAAACTATTGAAAGTGCTACTGCAATTTCTTCCTTGATCGAAGGTGCTGTAACTAATACTAACCTTTGGACTTTACCTGAGCAGTTTGATCAAAACTGGAGTACAACTTTAAGTACAGTCACTGCAAATACAGGTGTATCTCCAGATTCAACAACTACTTCGGATAAGGTTGCTGTAACTCAAACCACAGGTGAGCATTATATTGAAAGAACTTATGCGTTATCATCCTTTGATACTTTTGATAGTGACGGTACTAAATTTGATAGTACAAACGATACATTTGACACTGGTGCTAGTAGTGCTACGCAGACGTTCACATCATCCATGTTCGTTAAGTCATCTGAATATAATAATGTTCAGTTCTCAGTTCGTTTGGATGGGGGAACTGTCAACGCTAAATTCAAGGTCGATCTGAATACTGGTACATTAGGATCACTGTTTGTTCAACCAGGCATGACAGTTACCGATCATGGAGCAATCCCATTTGGTGACGGTTGGTTTAGAGTTTATATCACTGCCGAATTTGGTTTTGGTTTCTCTAATTTCAGAACTAGACTCAACGTTCTGCAGAATATTACACAAGTTGATAATTTCACTGTTGGTTCTGGTGAAGTTGGTGGTGTATTTGCTTGGGGTGCTAAACTTACAAATAAACCATTAGCAACGTATGTTGCTGTCGGTGGTCAAGAATTCTACGCTAATGCAGAATTCAATATCAAGAAGTTTGCTCTTGATCTCATGCAGAGTCAAATCGGTCTTGCACTGAGCAATCAACTCACAAGTCCCTCAACTAACGCTGGATTCTATAAGTTCTATGATTCTACCGCTGCTACAAATTATAATGCAGATACGGTTAATGGATTTGTTAGAACTAGTATTGATATTATCAGAGAACAGTTGAAGTCCAGTATCTATTACACCACTGTTACAGAAAACAATCCGTTGAGAGTACCAACTAAAAATTATGGTGATCGTGATATTCCTGTTGGAATTAGTGGTGAGATTATTGGTTCCGACTTCTTCTACTCACAAGATAAAGATTCTTATGCTGAGATTCAAACTGTAACCCTTAATGAGGCAAAGATTGCTAAGTCTTATAAGAGATTTAGAATTGATGGTAACATCACAGATGGTCCCTTCACTATGAACGAAGTCGTTCAAAAGCAAGGTGATTCTAATGTTACGGGCGTTGTTTATGGATTCTCCGAAGATGCAAACTTTAAGTACCTTGATGTTGCTGTAACAGGTGGAACGTGGGCAGTTCTTGATACAATTGTAGGTCAAGCAAATACCACAACTGCACAAATTAGTGCTATTGAAAATCGTTTACATCTGATCGATATTAAAGGATCATTTGTTGAAAATATTCCATTCAAGGGATATACAAGTGGTGAGACTGCAGATCCAGTTTCCTTTACTGTTAATCAAGCAGCAGTTACAGATAATACTGGTGGTAAGTTAACAGTTGATACCGAGACTCTTCTTGGTAGTTTGGAGACAACCTCGGTTCTTTATCCAGAGTCTTCTAGAGAATACTTGGAAGTTAGCAAGTATAATGGTCTTGATATTGAAGTTGGTGATAAGATTGCATCTATCGGTCATGTTCGCTTGACTGTTACTGTCGATCCTAATTTAAATATCTTTACAGTTGGTAATAGATTATATCAAATTAGTGGTGGTGCTCAAAATACCGCAATCTATGGAATCATTACTGAAGTTGATCTCAATAATAACTACATTTATTATGTCCCAGTTCAGGGGGCACTTAGCAGTGGCAGTGTTGGAGATTATGGTTTGAGTGGAGTTACTCTACAGGGATCTGCAACGGTAAGTGCTATTACTAGTGTCGCTGGCGCTGCTTCTGCTAGAGTTCAGGATATTCGCGATGCTGGTCTTAATAAGAGATTGTATCTTACTGAGATTGCGGGAGCATTCTCGGGTAGAGATGGTGTTAGAGGTCCCGACAACTATCGTTCTGCAGTTCTTACTAAGGAAGTTCTTAAGGGACGAGTTAAGCGTTTCTTCAAAGGATTCGATGGAACTCAAACAACATTTGATCTTACCATTGGTAATGGTACACAATACCTTCCAGATCCTGCAGGACACATGCTCATCTTTGTTAATGGTGTTCTTCAACCTCCTGGTAGTGGTAACTCTTACAATGCGTTCTCGGATAAAATTCAGTTTACTGAACCACCTGATTTAGGATCTTCCTTCACTGGTTTCTATATTGGTAAACTGAGACAACTTGATGATATCTCGTTCGAGTTTGATTCTTTACGTCAGTCCTTCAACCTTAAGCGTGATGACATCTTCTATTCTCTTACGCTTACAGACGGTGTTCAGTCTAGTGTTATCAGACCTGAAAATAACATTATTGTTTCTATCAATGGTGTTCTTCAAGAACCTGGAGTTGGTTTTGAGATTGTTGGTTCTAGAATCATCTTCTCCGAAATCCCACGATTTGGTTCTACATTCGTAGCATTCTCTTATGTCGGTTCTGAGGCAGACGTTGATGCTGACGTGGTTGTACCACCAGTTGAAGCGGGAGACTTTATTGATATTGAAGGTGAGGTGAGTGATCGTGAAGTTGCTGTTATTGAGTCTTCAAACTCTCTAATCACATTCGATTATCTTGGATCTGTATTTGGTCAAAACGCTGACGCGACGGCGGTCCTGACAAGTGGATACATTGAGAGAGTTAGTGTCACTTCTGGCGGATCTGGATATACATCTAGACCTGTAGTCAGACTTGACTCTATCTCTGGTTTTGATGGTCAAGTCAAAGCTCTCGTAGGTGTTGCTGGAGTCACTGTTACAAATGGTGGATCTAACTACGAAAATCCATCTGTTGATGTTGAAACTTCTGTTCCTGATGATTGGACTGCTCCCGATCTTTCTCTATATGGTGAAGAAGTAATTGATCCCGAAGTAAACCCATAAATAACTAAAAATCATAGCGAGTAATGGCTAAACAACTCCTAAACATTGGTACTACAGCTAATGATAATACAGGTGATACCCTGAGAAGTGGCGGTGATAAAATTAATGATAATTTCACTGAATTGTACACCGCCATTGGCAATGGAGCTACTGTAGGTATCTCTATTGCCAACCCTGCAGTGGGTCAAGTTTTAAAATATGACGGGAGTAGTTTTTCTCCCTCAAATCTTAATGCGCTGACTTCTGCATTGGATGTCGCGGGCAATTCTATTATTTCCGCGTCAAATGGTGATATCACTCTTGTTCCCAACGGAACGGGAGATGTTAGAATTACTGCTGGCAGTCAAACCACAATTTTTGATGGTGCTACTGGAAATGTTTCTGTAGCGTCAACTATCTCATATAAGAATGAATATACCGCTCTAGGTAATGCTCCTTCTGCAGCATCTAATCCTGGATACTTTTTCACAGTTGACGGTGATGATAATCCATATGTAAATATGAACATCACTGCTGGTGGTGTAGGTGATAGTCGAGTAAAACTTCTTACTGAGTATTCAGGACTTGATGCTCTGTCTGATGTTGATATTACGACTAATGCTCCTACTGCCAACCAAGTGTTGAAATGGAATGGAACTAATTTTGTTCCTGCTGACGATACTGCTGGCGCTGGTCAGCAAAATATATTTGCCACCGTTGCTGGTGATACTGGTAGCACTACTGCAAACAGCGTATCCGATACTCTTACTATTGCAGGTGGAACTAATATTGCTACGAGTATTAGTGGAGATACATTAACAGTTGCATTTAACGGCACTCTTACCACAACTCTGGCAGCGTTAACTGACACTGATGTAACAGGAATTACCCAAGGTGATTCTTTATATTGGAGTGGTACGGATTGGGTGGTTACTCGCAGTCCAATGACCTGGTGGGAAATTGGTGCTAATCAAGCAAATCACTTTACGATTAATGGTCCTGGATTCTCTTCTCCTACTGATGATCCGACTCTTTATGTCATGAGAGGCATGACTTACGCCTTTGATAATAGTTCAAATGGTGGGTCTCACCCCTTCAGAATTCAAAGCACACAAGGACTTTCTGGAACTGCTTATACTCAGGGGCAAAGTGGTAGTGGAACCAATGTTTTGTATTGGACAGTTCCTATGGATGCTCCAAATACTCTTTATTATCAATGCACCATTCATGCACTGATGAATGGAACTATCAACGTATTAATCTGAGTTAAATGGCAAGAACTGTTCCTGGATCTGGTGCCGTCATCGAACCAATCTTTGATGAGATTTTCGGTGTTCGTGCAATTAAAGTTTTAGATGGAGGTTCTGGGTATGATCCTGCAGATCCTCCTAGATTAACAGTAACTGGTTGTGGTACTCCCGATCAGGAAGCATTGTTGTACCCAATTATTGATCCTGATGCTGGAAGAATTTCTCATGTCAGAGTTTTAGAAAGGGGTAGAGGATATGATCCTTTGCGTTTACAGTTTTTCCCCGAACAAGAAACTCCTACTGTTGTAGATTCATTTGATATCAATAGAGTTTGGCAACCACACCCAAATTCTCTCACAAGAGGAACATTTCAAAATATTACAGATAGGGTTCGTATTGAGTCGGATAATCACCCTAAACCGACTTGGATTCAATCAGAGGCGGCACCTGGTGGTGGTCCTCTTGTAGATAGATCTTTTGATCAGGTATTCATTTACAGAGGTGGTAAAGATGTTCCTGATCCAGGTGTTAGGGTAGAACAAAACAATAGGGTAACTGGTATTCTTGCCAATGGTGGTCTTTTTCATACACCAGAGTGGGGTACTGAAGGTGGCACGCCTGTTAATTTTTCTATTGATTCAGTTAAATATGATTATGTGAAAAATAACAGTGTTTATGACACTGTAACTGACAGTAATGTAAGATATTATCAATCAAGTAAAGTTGTTGATGAATTTGCTCTAGATAATGGTGTCTTTCAGTGGGGTAAATTTAAACACTTTACTTGGAATACAAAGGTTGAAGGGAATGTCGCTATAGATGTTACGAATGTCGATGAAACACTCGGAACAGTAGATGTTGGTAGAACGATTGATAAAATTGGTGGAAACTCTTCTGGAGAGATATCAAAGGTAGTTAGAAATGGTTTAAATGTAGTCACGAGAATTTATCTTAGGAATCTTACTGGACCTAGTTTTGAAGAGAATGATAGATGTTTGGGTTCTACAGGATTTGTATTTACTATTTCAGATACTCCAGTAGGTTTTAACGGATACTATATTGATTTTGGTCCTGACGCCGCAAAATTTGGTAACTTTGCACCAGGAGTATTTTATTTTGCTCCAGAAAATATTACAGTAAAGGCAAATTATCTGATTAAATTTAATCAGTCTGATTCTACTAATAATAATCATCCGATTAGATTCAGTACAACTGCTGACGGTACTCATAACGATAATCCTGGCACTCTTTACTACACGAGCACTGGATCGTCATCCGCACCAGCAGCAGATTACGAAAGTGAATATATGCCTATATTCATGATGAATTCTGATGAAAGTAATAGGATCTATTACTATTGCCTGAATCATCCCAATATGGCTGGTCAGGATGGTGATGAAGGGTATATGATTCTCAGTACAGATACTAGTGCTGAGACTTTAACTAATACCTACTACGTTGAGGATTATTTTGGATCTGGGGCAACCTTAGATTATAGTCGTCATACCGATGGACACTCTAAAATTCTTGGTATGTCCTATGATGGATATCCAATTTATGGTCCTTATGGATATAATTCCAGTGGAAATGCTGCTAGGGAAGTTTCATCTTTCCGACTCAGAACCACTGCAGAACTTCCTGGTGCAAGACCTCAGGTAAATACCGTTTCGACAGTTACTTATGCAGTAACAGTTTCTAATGGTGAATTTTTATTTGATGGATCTAGACCAAATTTCTTGTCCCTTGAGAGGGGTAAAACATATATTTTTAGTCAAAATGATTCTTCTAATGATGCACAGTTTTTATTAATTAGTGAAACTGAAGATGGTTGGCACAGTGTTGGTAATCCACCAGCAATTGGACAGACTTCATTCTTGTATACATTGGGTGTTGAATATTATATTGATGGATCTGCAGTTTCTACATTTGCAGAATATGTCAGTGCCTTTAATGGTGCAACTACAAGAGAAACTAGAATTACGGTTCCTGTTACAGCACCAAATACATTATATGTTTTTGCTTATACTAGTTCGGGATTAGGTCTCAGAACAGTTCAAGTGGGGTATGCTTTAGGAGATTTGGTACAAGATTACATCTATGATTCTTCAGTCGGAACTTTAGACGAACATAATGGTAAATTTAGTGTAACTCCAGAATATCCTAATGGAACTTACGCATATTTTATGACAGAGGATGGCAGTGGTAATCCTGTATATCCATATGCTATTGGTCCTAAAATGTATGGTGTTCCTCTAGCAGAAGGAAGCGTTGTTCCTGATATTGTAGATTTATTCCCTGATGGTGCTGCAGGAAAAGTTATCTTAGATGATAATGGAGCAGTTTCCTATGTCAAGATGACTAGAAATGGTGATAATTATTATGGTCCTGCAAAGGCAAGGATACTAGGCGGAGAGGGATCTGGTGCAACTGGAGTTTCTACAGTTCAGACAGTGACTGGTCTAACTCTTCTAAACTCTGGTAGGAGTTATAATACTGCTCCAACGGTTATCTTTGAAGGTGGTGGTGGACAGGATGCTCAAGGATCTGCAAAAGTTAACACTACTGGAAAAGTGACATCTATTGCTATCGCTAATCCTGGAGAATTCTATCAAGAACCACCATTTATCTTAATTAGTGGTGGCGGTGGTATTGGTGCAAAAGCGGTTGCAACCATCGATCAGGGACAAATTACTTCAATCACAGTTACTGATGAAGGTGAAGGATATACAACACCTCCAAATATTATTTTTACTAGACTGGTTAATCTTAAGCGTAAAGCTGGTGCTCGTCAGGCAAATAATTCTTCCAATATTTACATTACTGGATTAACAAAAACCATTGCTCCAGATGATTCTGAGATTTTTGTAAAATCTACAAGTTCTTTCCCTGGATCTGGTGAGTTTATTGTTGGATATGAGACTATTTCGTATACTGCAAAAACAGATGAAAAGTTCTCTGGTCTTACTCGTGGTGTAAACTTTAACTATGATCAGAGGATTATTCTTGATGATAGTCAAGATGATCGTCAAGGAGTATCAACATATAAATTTAATGTAGGTGATAGACTTATTCGTAGAGTTGAAAGTTCATCTAACAAGGTTGCAAAAGTTTATGACTGGAATCCTGCAAATAGAGAACTTCTTGTAGTTTTTGAAATTGATGAATTAGCATTTATTGATGGTGGAATTGCAGCAACTGAAGATGCTACAGTTCAGTTTGATGCTGGTGTTGCAAATAGCAGCACATCAAATAATCTTACACCCAACCCTCTTGTAGTTACAGATGATGATACCGATATCATTACATTATTAACTGAACCCATTACAACTATTACTAATAGAGTATTTGAAGATGATGACGAACAAGATGGGGCGGGAGATGGTATCCCTGATCTGGTAAATACTGGAACTGAGTTTGCGAATCAGATCAATCTCGATGGCGGCATTTATAACTCTCTTTATGGTATTGAAGAGACTCAGGGTGGAACAAATACCACGCTATTTGCTGTTGGTGATGCAATCAAAGATGCTAGTGTTCCGTTTAAATTTGCTGGTGTTGATACTGCAGGTGGTCTTAATGAAGGTACGGATCATGCCTCTATTGTCAACATATACTTAGGTGAAGGATCTGGAACTTATAGTGTTAATGAAGTTGTTACTGGAGGATCTTCTGGAGTTTCAGGAACTGTAGTTTCTTGGAATGCTGTGGATAAGATCCTGCAAGTTCAGAGTGTAGTTCCCTTTAATACTGGTAATGTTGCTAAAGGTGAGGCAGGATTCTTATATCAATTCTCTGAAACAGGGACAGTAACCGACTTTTATATTCAAAGTGCAGGTACAAACTATACAGGAACTCCTACAGTTACTATTGAAGATGTTGGTGACATTCAATGCACTGGAACTGTCAATATGACAACAGCAGGAGACCAGGTTGCTTCTATTAGCATCACAAATGGTGGATATGGAATTAGTCAAAGCATTGATGGAACATACAACTTACATCCAACAGTTACGTTCACTAATGCGGGAGGAGATAGCACTGGAGCGGGTGCTGTTGCATACGCAATTCTGGGCGGAGAACTGTTGGATGGAACTGGGGGAGCATCTTATAGAATCAAGAGTATTGATTACTTGACGGGTGTTCGTTCATAACCTTCATAAATAAACAAGAGGACAATAGTACCCTAGGAAATGGCAGCCCTATTAACTGATCAATTTAGAATTTTTTCTGCGAGAAAATTCATTAAAGCACTTGAGGGTCCTGACGCAACTCAGAGTGATTCTGCGGCGGGCTCTAATCGAGATAGACTTTATGTCTTTATTGGAAGATCCCAACCTTGGGATAATGAGAACTCACCCCCTCAAGCGGTAGACTCATTTTCTGAGTTTTCCAATTCATATGATGATATGATTTCCTTGAAGAGAGTTCTTGCTGCTGATACTGTTCAAGTTGTTCGTAGAATTGACTGGGTTTCTCCAGAAGAAACTACGGGTGGTTTGGGTTTTACTTATGACATGTATCGTCATAACTATTCTCCAAGTAAAACTGCTTCCTCTGGTGCTACTAAACTATATGATGCAGACTTTTTTGTTGTGAATTCACAATATCAAGTTTATAAGTGCATTTATAACGGTACTTCTCCTTCTGATCCTAATGGTAAACCTTCTACAGTTGAGCCTACTGGCACTTCCACTAGCATTATTACCACTGGTG